AGCTGATAGCGGAATCTCGCCACATATCAGGGCAACCAAGCTCATGACATCGCACTCCGTTGATTCTCACTAGCTGGCAGCTATCGCATCCCATGTTGCGCCCTCCTGGTTAAGTTGTATTCATACCTAATGCTAAACGCGTGCCACACCTAACCACGCGAAAACACGTACATCACGTTTTTAGGAGTGTGATATAAATCAGACAGTCGTGTGATTTGCACCAAAGCAGTGTGTCATTTAGATCACGCTAGTTGAGAATGTTCTCAAAACGTGCTAATATCCTGCCACCATCGAGAGGGTAGCGCGTGGAAGTGCCAGGAAATCAGGATGAGAAAGAGAAAAATGCCATTTCTTTGGCTTACGAGGGGAAATCACTACGGGAAATAGCGGCAGCAATGGGCCGTAGTTTCTACTCCTTATGCCATTACAGGGACACACATCCTGTTTTCGAGAAGGCACTAAGTAAGGCACGCGCGGAAGGCTGGTTGCTTCACGCTGATCGATTGCTCACGATTGTTGAAGATAATCCGGATCGAGATCCGCAGCTCATCAAGATCATGAGTAATAACATCATGTGGTTGCTTGAACGCATTCGACCTGAGATGTTCGGCCAACAGATACAGATTCATCAAACCGTCACCGATGTCAGGCAAGCCCTCGAAGACGCCAAGAAACGCGTCATAGACATCACGCCACAGCTGAAACAGATCGTTCAGCCCCCAAACCCGCTAGACTAGCAATATCAACCACTTAGCTCTATCCAGTCCTAACACGTACTACCCCTGTGTTACAGTCCACAGGCTAACCACTTGATAACTAAGCAATGTCTTATAATAAACATTATGTCAACTCATGTGTATAAACCCAACGATATCAATAGCTTAGGAACGAATGCGCCCCATATAAGGCCCTCTTGAGGTGAGTGGCCTATACGTCGAACCCTCTCAGATCGAAGGGGGGTACCGGGTGGCGGGAGGGGGCCGTTCCGAGCTGGTCCATACCCATGCGGTACCTTCGCGGTCGCTCGACGACTAGGCCCAAAAATTCCTATTTTTTTAATTTTTTTGCAAATTTCCACTTATAGGCTATTTTGGCTACATGATCTCCCGCATGTACATTCCCCTCGCCATTCAACCCTAGTGAAACATTCCCCCGCACAAGAACAACTCCTCATGACGGAGTTGTGGGATCCACAGATCGCGGACGATTTAGAAAAATTCGTCCTGTTTGCCTACCCATGGGGGAAACCGAATACGCCCCTCGCGAACATGCAAGGTCCTCGAACCTGGCAACGTGACGATCTCCAGGCGATCACCGAACATATCAAGAATCAGCGAGCCCGGATGGACTTGGGCCAAGCCCCGCAGATGTGGCGCGAGGCGACGGCATCCGGCCGCGGCGTGGGCAAGAGTGCCAAGATTTCGTGGTTAGTCGACTGGATGATGACGACCCGCCTCGGATCGACGAGCATCGTCACGGCGAATACAGAGATTCAGTTGAAATCCCGGACGTTCGCCGAGATCGGGAAGTGGACGACCCTCCTCATCAACTCTCATTGGTTCGAAACGACGGTCCTGTCGGTCCGCCCCGCCCCGTGGTTCAAGACCCTGTTAGCCGATCAGCTCAAAATCGACTGCGGATATTACTACGCACAAGGGCAGTTGTGGTCAGAGGAGAACCCGGACGCCTTCGCCGGCGTGCATAACCCCTACGGAGTACAGGTGATTTATGATGAAGCCTCAGGAATTCCAGTCCCGATCTTCAATGTTACGGAAGGGTTTTTCACTGAGCCGGTGCTTGATCGCTATTGGGTCGTGGCTAGTAACCCGCGGCGTAACTCTGGCGGGTTTTACGAATGTTTCCATAATCATCAAGCCTACTGGAAGCTCCGTCAGTTGGACTCTCGCACAGTTGAGGGAACGGATACCGCTCTCTTCGATCGCATGGTGGAACAATACGGTGTTGATTCTGACACCGTGCGAGTGGAAGTCCTCGGACAATTCCCGGCCCAAGGTAACCGACAGTTCATCTCCAACACCCTCGTCGCTGGCGCGCAGACTCGAAGCCTGGAGAAGGACCCCGCTGCCCCGCTTATCATGGGCGTCGATATCGCCCGCTACGGGGATGATCAGTCTGTTATTCGCTTCCGACAAGGCCGAGACGCCCGATCGATCGCCCCGATCCGATTCAAAGAGCGAGATAACATGTACGTCGCGAACGAAGTCGCTAAGTGGATCGATCTCGTCAAGCCCGATGCTGTCAATATCGACGCGGGAAATGGAACAGGCGTTATTGACCGGCTTCGCGAGCGAAAGTACCGCGTTCATGAAGTGTGGTTCGGATCCTCTGCCGAGTCCCCTGAATGGGCCAACAAGCGAACCGAGATGTGGGCCAATATGAGGGATTGGTTAGGAGGCGCGATGATCGACGGCGATCCCCGGTTGTTCGGCGATCTAACGGCGCCCGAGTACGATTATTTCGGGAAGGCGAAAGACGCCGTGATGCTCGAGTCAAAGGAATCCTTGAAGGGGAAAGGGTTCCGGTCCCCCGACGATGGGGATGCGCTCGCCTTGACGTTCGCCACCAGAGTCAGCCGGCGCGACACCCGCACGTCCAACACCCGCCGCGCGAGAACTGCACAAGACATTGACTATCGGATGCTTTCGTGAGAACGTAAAAGTCTCTAGCGAAAGTCAACTAGGAGAAACCCTATGGGCGGTGGACCGGTACAGCGTGCGCTCGCGGGCGTGGGATCGCTTGGTCTCTCCGAGTTGACGCAAAAGAAGCCCTTTCAAGATTTTCATACAGACAACCCGACGTCGAGCGCGACGGGTGGGCCGTTGCGATTCATTCCCGGTGGATCTCAGATCGCGGGGATCATGGATCTGGCGCAAAACGAGATGACGCCCGAGGCGCCGACGCCCCACACGCTCCCCGTCTTAGGGACTGAGAAGACCGACGACCCCGCCGCCGATAATGCGAAGCGCAAACTCGACGCCGCGGCGGAAAAAGAACGGCTCCGGGCGGGCCGTGGCAAAGCGTCCACGATGATCACCTCCCCTGACGATCAAGCGATCACCGGCCCACGACTCAAGAAATTCTTAGGAGGCTACTAATGCGAGCGATCGTCCTACTCATGTCACTCTTCATCGTGGCCTGTGCCCCCGTCGTCGACGTGTACAAGATGGGCAACGAATATATTCAGGATGCGCGATCGCGGAAACTGTGGGGACCGAATTGGCAGCGCGTCACGTACTGTTGGAAATTGGAGAACGGCTTCTGTCCGAAGGAAGATACCCGCGTCGAGACGGCGAATAAGATCGGGATGGAGTCAGTCGGCGAACGGGCCGCGGTGGGATTCGTGTCGAATCTCCCGTGGATCGCGGCCTTTTCGTTGATTCCGTCGAACAGTAACCGCATGACGCAGAGCGTCGGTGGATTGACGATCAACGAGACATTCAGCACGAAGTACGTCGGAAAGTAATGCTCAACGAATCGACGCGGAAAGAGGAACGGGCGCAGGCGATCATCCAACGGTACGAAAGTACCTTAGCCTCCCGTGGGACGCTCGATACGCAGTGCGAAGAGATCGCCCGTCGAATCCTCCCGAACTACGTCGGGACGTTTCACGACAAGGATCACTACCGGACACGCCAAGCCGCGCAGCCCAACACCCAAGAGATGTACGACGCGACGGGCGCCCTCGCCTTGACGCGGTTCGCTGCGGCGATGGAGTCGATGCTCACGCCTCGAAATTCACAGTGGCACAGTCTCCAGCCGTCGGATAACTCCCTCAAGAAACGCCGAACGGTTCAGCTCTGGTTCGAAGAACTCACGCAAACCCTGTTCAAATATCGGTACGCCCCTAACGCCAACTTTGCGAGTCAACAACATGAAAACTATATGGCTCTTGGTGCCTTCGGTTCCGGGACGATGTTCATCGATAAGCTACAGGCTCGGTATGGCGCTGGCCTACGTTATCGTGCGGTGCATCTGGGGGAAGTCCACTTCTGTGAAAATCATCAGGGGATCATCGACACTGTTATCCGACGATTCACCCTCACGGCGCGGCAAGCCGTCCAAAAGTTCCCCCAAGGGCTCCCGGAAAAAATCCTTAACGCCGCCAAAGATCAAAAGCAGTATGACACCCCGTTCCCCTTCATCCACTACGTCACGCCCCGAGAAGACTACAATCCAGGCCGACTCGACGCATCCGGAATGGCCTATCAATCCGAATACGTGTCGATCGAAGGTAAGGGACTCTTAGCCGATGAAGGATATAGCTCATTCCCCTATGCGATCAGTCGCTATGTTATTGCGCCTGGAGAGACTTACGGGCGATCACCGGCGATGTTGGTCCTCCCATCTCTTAAAGTGCTTAATGAGCAAAAGAAGACTGTTCTTAAACAGGGACAACGGGTCGTGGATCCAGTTCTCCTCGCCCACGACGATGGAGTGCTGGATAACTTCTCCATGCGAGCTGGGGCACTCAATTACGGGGGTGTCTCCGCGGACGGGAAGCCTCTTGTCCACGTCCTCCCCACCGGCAACATAGCGGTCTGTAAGGACCTCATGGACGACGAACGCGCCGTGATTAACGATGCGTTTCTCGTCACGTTGTTTCAGATTTTGACCGAGACCCCTGAGATGACGGCGACGGAAGTGATCGAACGGACGCGCGAAAAAGGCGCCCTCCTCTCCCCGACTATGGGTCGTCAACAGTCCGAATCCCTAGGCCCCATGATCGAACGCGAGGTGGATCTTCTCCAACAGCAAAAACTCATTTCACCGATGCCCGATATCCTCCGACAGGCTCAAGGCCAATACACGGTCGAATACGATTCCCCGTTATCACGTGCTCAAAAAGCGGAAGGCATATCGGGCTTTTTCCGCTTCGTCGATTGGGTACAAACCTACATCGGTGTCACGGGCGACAAGCGTCCGCTTGATTTCCTGAATTGGGACGAGGCAGCTCCGGAGATCCTTCGTGGTCAAGCGGTGCCCGTCAAGTGGGTCAACGCCCTGGAGACCGTCCAAGCACTCCGTCAACAACAGGCCCAAGCGGCCCAACAGCAACAACTCGTCGACGCGGCCCCGGCTCTTGCCTCCGTCGCGAAGCCCCTCATGGCCGGCGCCAAACAATAAATGAGCGAGGTATTAGAACGTGCCAGAGCCTACCTCTTCGGACGTCGCAACTCCTTTCGCCGTACCTTCAACCTCGACGACCAAGATGACCGGATCGTTCTGGAAGACCTATCTCGATTTTGCCGCGCCCACGCCTCGACCGGGGACCTTAATCCTCAGATCGCCGCGCGTCTCGATGGGCGCCGGGAAGTCTGGCTTAGAATCCAACAACATTTGAATTTGACTGACGAACAACTCTGGAAACTCTATAACAAGGGAGAGTAGCGCACATGGCCGACGAAGTAGCAGCCCCAGCAACCCCAAGCCCAGCAGCGCCGGCGGCCCCCGCCGCGCCAAGCGAACCCCAATCCTTCGATTGGTCGAAAGCCGGCCTCGACGCCGACAGTCTGAGCCTCGTCACCGAACGTCAGTTTAAGGCGCCGGGTGATGTCGTGCAATCGTATCGAAATCTCGAAAAGCTCATCGGCCTCCCGCCCGAGCGGATCGTCAAACTGCCGGGGGAGAAAGACGCGCCC